CTTGCCGTGCATCTTGACAAGTTCTTTTGCCATTGCTTCGTGGTCTGTGTGACCTTCAAGAACCACTTCTTCCTTATGGAAAGACTTTTCAACATCAGGAAGGTGCTTGTGTGGCATAACCACATGCATATTATTTTCGCCTCTTGGATGCTTGAAGTGTGTCCAGAGTTCTCCTGTTTTCTTCGTGTAATGCTTGGCAAGAGCCTTGGCTTGATTTGCTGCTCCTGCACCCCACGTATTGTATGATTCAATTTCGCGTTCACCAAGAAGTTCTTCAGTTTCTTCGGCTGTCAGTTGAACTTCTTCATCATTTCTGTGCTGCTTTTCAACAGCCTTCATGTATCCGAAGGACCTCTTGTCTCCCTTCTTGAAGTGACCTGACTTGTAGGCTTCAATGCTTTTCTTGTGAGCAGCCGTCTTGTATGCTTCGAGTTTTTCGTGGGACAGTTCATTGACTTGCTCAACTTCTTCCTTATGGAGTGCAATGTGTGAGTGGTGTGCATAGCCCTTCGAACCATCATCCCACTTTACTGGAACTTCACCGCGCTTTGGAGAAGAACCAGAACCATAGGTTCCGTCTGTTGATTGACCACGGTCGAATTGTTTGATTACATGTCCGTGCATACGAACACCCATGGTCTTGGTGATGCGATCACCTTCCTTGAACTTGGATGCTGCTTCGTCAAGGTCTTCCACTTCTTCCTTGAAACTTGGTTGGTGATGCCATGGAAGACCAGCCTTACGATTGGCTTCAGCAGCCTTTCGGGAATCCTTGGCATGAACATACACGTCGAATCGCTGGGCGTGTTTCTTGAGGATGGTTGTTTGGGTGTGTCTTGAACCACTACGCGAACCACCCTTGTGGTATTCGGCAGCATGTGGATTATCTTTTCCGATACGACCCTTCAAGTGAACACGGTATCCACTTCCCTTCACCTTAGCCTTCAGGTCCGACAACTTCTTTTCGCTTTCTTCGTCACCTGGAGTATGGGTGAAGTGATATGCGGTGGACGTGCGTTCTGTCAGTTCTTGCTGTTCGTTTTCGTATTCCTCAACGATCAGGTCGTCATCTTGTTCCACTTCTTCCTTATGCATATCTGCCAACTTGCGTTCAGCCTTGGCGACATTCTTCTCGTCCTTCTTTGTGGACAGGGCAGGATTGGTTGTTTTCTTGGCAAGATAACCTTTCAGTGCCTTGTCCGATAGTTCATCAAGTTTCTGTTGGAAGGATTCGTTCTTCAGGCAATCAGACTTCACCATTTTCTTGATGAGTTTCTTATCTTCCTTTTCATCCTTCTTGTCATCAGGATGGGTTTCAGTTTCTTCATTGTAACGACCGAACATATCTCCGACCTTCGCACCAATGGTCATTCCAACGTGGTGGGTGTCCTTGTGGTCTTGGTGCCACTTGTCGCGAGCCTTCTTGTTTCCAACGAAGTCAATCTTCTTGGTGTCTTTATGGAATGCGACATAGCTGGTGCCCTGCATTCCTTCGTCCAGGATTTCTGCGACAGCATCGGCAACTGGGTCTTTACGATTTAGCATTTGAAACTCCCTTTTTCTTCTTTTTGGTCACATCGGTTCTGAAAACTTGTTTTGGTGTCTGTATCGGTTCAGAGTTTGTTGCGCCATTCAGCACACCTCCGACACCCATATCACCGCCTGATTCTGCTGGACTGTCTATCGCCTCTACGAATGCTCGGAAGGACTTGATTTTTCCCTCTTCGGGACCCTTATATTTATCGGTTTCCTCTTTGTAGGTGACATTTCCAAGACCGCCTGGATATGCTGTTCCTTGCTGGCGAGTGTCATACTCTGGACCCAGACCTGTAGCAGGGATTTTCTTGTTGGGGTCATTGAGTGCCCTCTGTGCCTTGCCAGTTTCCTTGTCTTTTCTGAACTTTGGAACCTTCGGAGCAGGGTTCACGGTCAATGTAGGTTCTTCCTTCTCTTCGTATGTCTTGAAGGTGTAACTCGAATTGGCTGGAACATCGCCATCCCGCACGTCATCCTGCTTGCCTGCCTTGCGAAGCATTTGCTCCACAGGACTATTGTTGTCCTTCAGAACCTTACGCTTCTTGACTGGTTCTTCAAATAATGCTGCGATTTCCTTGTTGATATCCAGCTTACCATGTTCTCTCAACCAATCCTTGGCGACCTCATTGACAATATCGCAATCCAAGAACTCATTGATGTGTTCGTATACATCGGTGATGTGTTCTTCCACCACTTCCAGTTCGTCATTATTCTTGAAGAGGTTGAAGTCCTCGAAAAGGTCATGGAAATAGACCTTCGATTGCTGCGATTTGGTCCACTTTTCAAGACGAACCTGTTCTTCAATCATGCGCTTCAGGTTCTTGTTTCTTTGCTGACTGATTTCGTTGGTTGTGTCAACATAGACCATCATGGTCATGTAGCCAAGTTCTTCCAGTTCCTCTTTGATCTGGGAAATACGTTCGGCATTGTCGGCTGTCGTGTTGATGATGAGTGGCTTGCGCTCGCGGATGGCTTCTTGCTTCAGGAAGTTCATTGCTTGGGTGGCATCTAGTTCCACGGCGCGGGCTTCTGGAACACCTTCGCGGATGATAAGGTCCTTGCCCGATCCAGGTCCGCCGGTCACGAAGATAGCCTTGAATAAACCACGACCAATATCTTCATGGAGACCCATGCCCTTGCGCACGTCCTTGAAGAGTGATTGTGCGTGGTGTTCAGGCATATGGGATGGGAGTCCCTTCTTGAACTCATGGAACTTGTTATTCTTGGCGTGTTCGCGCATCTTGGATGCGGACATTCCTTCTGCTCCCTCGGCATCAGGGTCACGGGGACCAGCCGACTTCACTTCGATCTTCTTGAAGTTATAGTGGTCTGGGTGACCATTGTATTGATGGAGAAGTTTTTGGAAATGCTCTTGGCGATCTGAGCCTGCAACGATGATTAGGTGCCTATGTCCGGCGTCATAGAGTTTCTTGGCGTGGTGGAGGATGGAAGGACTCTCTTTTGATGCCGCTTCGAAATGTGTGTTTGGGAATGCTCGGGTGGCGTGCTTGACCTTCTGTGCAGGAGACAGAGGATTCTTCTTGGTGTCCTGTGAGTGTGAAAGTACAACGGTGTGAGGAGCAGAGTGCTTATCTGCCAACTCATGAACCTTGTCGATGACCTTTCCATGACCAATCGTAGGAGGATTCATGCGACCGAACGCCATCACCACTGGCTTCAGTGTGTGGTCTTGTTCTTCTACAAGTTCCAGAAACGATTTCATTTGGTCCTCTTGTCCTCTATCTTACCTGTTATTGCACTTGCATCAGAACCAGCCTTATGATGTTCTTGGAACTTCTTTACAGCATTATGAGACATTACGTAACCACCTTCTCTATGAACCCAACGACCTTTCAAGGCTTGTGCTAAACGACCAGACCTTGTCATGAACCCATCCTTACTTGGAGTTTTTACTACAAGATGTGTTCCGTTTCTGTGTGTATTGATGCTATATCCTTGATCGTGGTGGTCTCCATGGATAGCAGGAAAGTGTTTTTCCTTATATCTATCGTAACCCTTCCCTTCGGCTATGAATGCTTTGAATGATTTCATTTGATTTTCCGTCCCGGTTGGTGTTGAGGTCCTACTTGTTCTGGGAGAAGATGATATGCTTTTACCCCATCATTATACCATTTGCGCATACCTCTTTCCTTGGCGTGTTCGGCCTTCCGTTCTTGCGACCAAGGTCTTTGGGCTATAGACCTACAATGTTCTTTGACCTTCCTTTTCCAGTCCTCATTTTTACTTCTTTTTTCTACAATACTTCGGCATACCTCTGCCTGTTTTTCTTGCCATTGCGGATTTTCACCACGTTTTTTTATTGCATCTTTATGCGCCTGACTATTTTCCATTGCCGCGCGCATCTTTTCTCTCATATCTGGTTGTTTCAACCTTTGCACGGCTAAATCACATGCTCGGGCTTGCGCCATGATAAAGTTGTTCAGGAATCCATGTTTCTGTGCATGTTCGTCCGGAGTTAGCATTTCCAGATTTAGCGGATCATTGTTTTCGTGGTTCATATCTTTATGGTGGATATGCATACCTTTAAGAACTTTGACTCCGTAATATTCTTCGTATATCTTTTTATAGTTTACTTTCTTCATTATCTTGCTCGACCTATTAGATTTCTGCGCGAGAATTCATGGCGGTGTATTAGTTTATCCGACTCGCCGGCGAAATGGTGGACATAGCCTTCTGGATTAGTTAGCGTTCCTCCATGATGATGTTCGAAGTCTTGGTGTTTGTTCAGTACGGTGACCAGGGTGTTCTTTGCCTTTTGAAGGTGATGGTGCATCTTGAAGAGGTTAGAATAGTGGTGTTTGTTTGCTTCGATCCAACGGAGGTGGTGCGCCAGTTGTGCCTTCTTGGATTCTTGAAACTTCTTATTCTTTGTCTTTTCAATGTCCTCGTTACCCTTGGACTCGACATGCTTCATGAATCCCTTGGTGGATGGTGTTTCACCAGTGCGAACAGTGTGGTTGATGTAATTTTCCAGTGGTCCACCGACCCCCTGGTGCGTTTCTGTGGCCTTATACATGTCCTTGCCACCTTCGCTATGAGCCTTCTTGGCTGCTTCAAGGTGACGTTCGAACTCTACTTGCTCCTGGTCTGAATAGTGAACCCGGCGCGTGTCATGGCGAGGGTCCATGGTGAAAACATCTTCGTGTGGCTTGAAGTTTTGGTGGTCTACTCCATGGTGTGCGACCATGCTATGAAGGTCTCCGCCATGATATTGGGTATGGGTAACGATGCCGATCTTGGCTTTGCGAACCCGTTCGGCTTCTCTACCGTGGGCGGTGTATGTCAGACCGGAGGGATTAGGATTGAAGGATGCGGAACCCTTCTTGTAATCGTGCTTTACCTCATCATGGGTAAACATCATGTCACCCTGGTAAACACCCTTTGGAGGTGTTATTTTCGGTAAATGATGCAGGGCAGCCTTTAGTTTATGGACCAGCCCTGGGGCATGTCCGTGGTTATTCTCAATATCTGCTTCCGTATAGTTGATTTTCGGTTTCTTGTTGAAAGCCGACTTGGATGCTACGAAAAACCTACCATTATGGGGGTGGTAACCGTAGATTACAGCAGGAGAACCGTCATACTTGGTGGTCAACTGGGAAGAATGGGTTCCAGACTTGATGTGTTGGTGTGCTTTTTGGAGGGAGGCGAGCGAATGCTTTAGACCGTGTTCTCCTGTCTGGAGAGGTCTATCTTCAATATGGGTAAGGTGCTTGATCTTTTTACCTTGATCGTCCTCGACCAGGTAGGTTCTGAAACTCTGCATTGAATCCCCTATAGCAATACGCTGCGATTGCCATGGTATTTATCTCACAAGGATTGCAAGTGTGTTGTCCACCCTGTTTACCCTACCAGTTCCTCGGGTCCACTCCATTTCCATGGGAAGGGTCACAACCGCCTTGAATGCCACGTTATCGTATGCAGGGGTTTGCAGGTGGTCTACAATGGCTTGAATGTCCTCGTTCAGAATATCTTCAATGATGTAGATTCCGCCTTTCTTGACCTTATGGAACGAGTTGTCCAAGAAGATTATGTTGGCGAATGCCTTATGCAGACCGTCCTCAATAAGGATATCGAATTCCACATCAATCTTCGCCCACATATTTGCAATGGTTTGAGGAGAGGTCTGGTTGCAGAAGAATGTCTTGATTCTGTCCTTTTGAAAAAGAATAGACATGTCAATATCGGCTCCGTAGATATTGGCATTGGGGAAATACTCGGAGAAGGCATACATGGAGGCACCAGGGTTTCCATTGGCACCCATGTTCGAAGGCAGATGGACATTGTTGGTTCCCAGACCCAGTTCGAAAAGGTTGATGGGCTTGTCTACAAGGTCCAGGCTTCGAAACAAGAAGTCATACAGTGTTGTATAGTTGTGCCAGATACTTTTGTCCGATCTATACTTTTCGAAGAGGTCGCACATGGCGGTTCTCTTCGTATACAGACGGTCATCCATGTATTTTTGTAGTAGTTCTTTCATGTCATGCCTCATTGAAGTCTCGGAATACGGTGAATGGATTGCTTTCATCGAGCTGATGAAGTTCGAACATATCAGGTTGCATTTTACAGGACATTAGCAATAGTGTTTGGTCATCATCAACGAAACCAACATTCATCATCAACTGAAGTGCTTCATTCATGCGGTCACGCAGCGTGAACCAGCAATGGCGGCCTCCAATGATCTTGGCACCCAATATATACACGACATTGTTGATGGTGACCTGGATGATATCGTCGGCTTTTGATGGATCACGATAGTTGAATAGATGCATCTTGCTCGGATTGAACGGATACTTCCACAACTTGACACCATTCAATGTCTCTGGTGTACGGCAATATCCGAAGTCCATCCATGCCGCAACATCATTGTTTATGTGCCCCCTCTCGAATGCATCAACGACGAAATGTGATTTCAGGAAGTTCACAAGGACATAATCAGCGGACCAATATTCAGGATTACGGACTTCCCTCGGATTGATCTTGGTGAAAAACTTAGGATCCTTTTGTATGGTCTGAATCTTGGTTCGTAGTTCAGGTGTCGTGGTGGCGAAATCGACTGTAACGACCTGAGTCTTTCGGTCTCCTCGAAGTTCCAAAACACGTTCAGCAAGATCCAAGGACGTGTATACGACCATTTCATTTTCGAGTTTGGCAAGGTAGCCAAATCTCTCCATGTAGGTGTCTGTGGTTCGGTGAAGATAGTGTGGAAGTCCCTTGTCAGGAGTCCAGTCGCCTCTTCCAATATCGAAGAATGCAGTTACGATGGAGATTTCATTATTGCTCATTGGTCTGTCCTCATAATCAACACATCTTCATCAGGTGTGTATTGTGAAGGGATCTTTACGTCAAATCGTTTTTCAACGACCTTCTTCCAATCTCGAACACGATCATATTGGTGAACGATGACGAAAGGTGTTCCGTTTTCGTTCACTACGATGCCTTCTTCGTTCATTGTAGGAGCAGGTTCGACCAGGAAAGGCTTGAACTTTTCGATATCCTTTTCATAGTTAGTCACATGTGCATTGATAGCCCATGCATCTTCCAACCAAGACTGCCAGGTGACCAGATCCCAAACCTCACGGTGCATAATCATATTGTAGGCTGCTTGGTCGGCAACCCAGTCGGCTCTTCCCATGGACATTTGGAACAGGAAGAAACATAGGTCCTTCATGTATCCAGCATCGCCCGCTAGGATGCCAACATTGAGAACGAGTTGTTCCTTGATATCTTCATAGAAAAACTGACCGAAGTTTTTGATGATATTGTTACGATTCCATTCTTCATCTTTGATTCGGATGGCTTCGCTTGATGCGATGAGGTGAAGTCCATCGTTTCGGTCGAATAAACCCTGCATGTATGGAGAGGGATCCAACTGGAAGATCACGTCACGAACATCGGTGGAGACAACGTTACGGTATTCATGACGGTGCTGGTTCAGATAGTTGTAGATATGAAGGAATCTCTCCATGTGAATCATGGCACCCTTCTGCTTTTCGGTTGGGATGGCGATAACGCCTTCCTCTGCAATGCGTTCCATTGTGCCAGGTTTCGTGTCGATGCCGATGAGAACCACGTCACCTTCAAAACTTGTTTGCTTGATGGATTGAATCCAAGGCTTTACATCATTGAAACCATAGTTTGAAAAAACACCAATCACGAGGTCTTTCATTATTTTCTCCACGGATATTCGTTGTTGGTCCACTCGGCTTTCTTGGCGTTACCCTTCAAGAAAAACTGGGCTTGAACGGAATCGGCCCGGGATCCAACACGATAGTTGATTGTATATTTTCCTGACCAGCCGATATTCAGTTTCTTGGTGTTGGTGCCACCGTTTTGATGGATAAGGAACCACGACAGCAGGCGGTCTACCTCTGGTTGTTCGTCGGGGTGTCTTGCACGGCGATACCAACCTGGCGAGAAAGTCAAGGCAAGTTTGGTAGGAAGGAAGAAGCAATTCACGTCAACGAAATTGTCATTGCCGGATAGGACTGACGACCAGTTGCCGAGAGATTCACAATCATCATTGCAGATATAGTTTCCATCTTCGTCTACAATCTTGCGAAGTGAATATGCCCAATCGGCTTTTCCTGGACCAACCACTTCAACCAGTCTCTCAATGTGTTCTGTATCCATCCAGTTGTCCTCATCCAGATAGCAGATATATTCTCCCTTCGCAAGGAACGGAGCCATGCCGTAGATACGGTGACCATTATACTGGCTGTGTCCTGTATTGTAGGGTAACTGGAGAATGTCTACGGAACCGGCTTTACCGGCAGGAGGGCGACCCAACTGGATGCCGTCGATTACGACAAGGTGTTGGATGTTCTTATAGGTCTGGTTGGCAACAGAATCCATTGCCTGTTGGAGGTGCTTGGTGCAAACGGTGGGAGTTACTACGGTCACTAGAGGCATCATATAGAAATCACCTTACGAATTGTTGATATTGTCCTTGAAGTCCAGCATCATGTTATATAGAGTATATAGAGCAACCACGGAGTTGGAGTTTTCATTGAAGAACTTCATGATTTCGTTCTTTTCGAACTCACGATTACGGCGAACCGTAGGTTCTGTAGAGGAAAGAATTCTTGTATTGATATCCGCCAGGGCAATCTCGATGATACGGATGGCTTCGGCGCGGGGATCGATAACCTTACCGGCGACCGGAATGCCAGAGCGAATATAGAAACGGAACTTCTCGTTTACATGGACGCGGTTGATGAACAAAGGAGGAATAGTTTTCGATTTCGTCTTGATATCAAGATACTGCACAACGAGGCGGGTGTCCTTGTCGGCACCGAAATTGTTCTTTTCGAGGAATGACTTCATCACCGAAAGGGCTTTTTCCACACCCTCGGTTCCTTGGAAGATTGATTGTTCGATTTCGTCCAGATTCATTATGGTTGGAATCCTAGTTTATCCAGTTTCAGTCTGCCTGATGAAGAACTTCTTCGTTCGACGCCCTGCTTGGACCGTAATATAGCCTTCTTGGAGGCTTTCTTGGGATCGGCAAGATGGAAATGCACCTCTCCCTTATTGTTGATATCGAACTTCAAGAACAGAACATTTCCCGAAGTCACATCAACGAACAGATCATTATACTTGGAGTCCTTTACGGATTCTTCGACTAATGATCGTTCGAACAAGAAGTTCAACATAGTAGCAGCGGCGACGCCCCTCTTCTTGTAGTGTCCGAAGGCATCGGGATTTCTCTTTATCATGTCCATCAGTCCTCTGGGAATATCCTTAGGAGGAATAACGGCTTCATATGAATCCAACTGCTTTATGATCTTGTCGTAATCTCTTTTCGATATGGGGTGCTTGGTCGGATATTCCTCTGATAGTGCCTTGAGAGGACCAACGACAACACTATTTTCATCCAATATCTTGAAGATACGATAATACTTCGTGTTCTTCCACTTCCTAGTTAGTTCTTTATCCTTGTCGATCAGGCTAATAACATCACCAGGCTTCAGTGTGTTTGTTCCTGCCGAACCTCCTCGCTTATTCGAAACAAGGTGTTCTTTGCCATTGATGACAATCTTGAAGTCGAATAGGCGTTCATTATCAAGATCCGAAAAGAATACCTTGCTATTAGGAGATATTCCTGGAATCAACTTGTCGTTCAACAGCAATTTCGGACCAGACACTTCAGCAAAGAAGTTCTTGATTTCATTTAGCACACTAGCATTCAAACCAGTCACATTGATCTTGGTGCCGTCGTGAGCATTCAATATATCTTTACATGCATTAGTAATCAGCTTGTTCGGAATACGATTCAGAGAAGCCAGGACGAGTTTTTCGTGTTCGTCAAGTGTCCTATACTTTCCAGTTACTTTCAGGTCGGAGGGCTTCAGCATGGGAGTCTTTGGTTTCAAGTTCGCGTCCCATATTTATACCTTATACCTTTAGGTTTCCAAACTTCGATTTATCTGGTTTTTCTCTACTTCCAAACGTGTTCAGTGGCTTGTCATCCTTCTTTCCAGCATCCGCAATACCTGATTGGGCATCCTGCTCAACGTCAAATAGTCTCATTTTCGCACGGTCCACACCCACCACGAATTTCTTATGGAGGGTAGGATCAGAGTAACGGTTCTTCAATTGCTTCACCATGATCTGTCCTAGTGCTTCCAGTTCGTCGGATGTGATAAGGGCGAACATGAGGTCGGCGGTCGCTGGTAGACCGAACGATTCGGAGGTGTCCTCCAGACCAGGGTCAGAATTGGTAAAGCCGGACCGTGTAAGTTGGGTGGCGGAAACGATAGGAACATTGAACTCTACCGCAAGTCCGCGAAGTTCTTCGGCAATGGACTTGACATAGGTGTAGGAATTGATATTTGCTCCTGGCTTGATCCTTGCTGAACAGCAAATATTGAGGTAGTCTACGAAGATGATATCGGGAATGAAACTGCGTTTCAGATTCAGTTCGTTCAACAGCATCTTGAAGTGTGTGGTGGACGCGCAGGCAGTAGGATACTCTTTGATAATGAGTTTGCCTTGGGTCATGGCGCGGACCTTCTCAACCTTCTTTTCGTAAAGGTCGCGCGGGAGAGCCATCAAGGAATCCAATGCTACATTGAGAAGGTTGGCGTCAATACGCTCCGCAATCTTCTCTTCCGCCATTTCCATGGTGATATAGAGGACATTTTTTCCTTGGGTCATACAACCGGCTGCTACGTGACACATGAAAAGGGATTTACCTACGCCGGTGCCGGCAAGGGCGATATTGAGTGTCTTGGCAGGAAGACCGCCTTTTGTGATTCGATTGAAATAGTCTAGGTCGAAAGGAATCTTCTTCTCTTTGCGGTGATAGAAGTCGAATCGACTCTCGGCGTCCTGTAGATAATCGTGACCCACGTTATTGTCGAATCCGATGGCAAGGGCATCGGCAAGGATCTGGGGGATGGCACCTTTGGATTGTGTTTTGGATTTGCCGTCAAGGATCTGAATCGATTCGAGGACGGCATTGTATACTGCCTTTTCTTGACAGAACTTCTCGGTTTGATCGAGCAACCATTCATCATTGGTGTTGATTTCTTCGTCTTTACTCTTCTTGATTTCGTCAAGTAGAGTCATACTACGATCAACCTCATCGGATGTTCCGGCTCCATCCTTGATGGCAATACCCAACGCCTCGATGGAGGGAAGGGCGTTATATTGTAGAATGAACTTTTCGATTTCGTTGAATAACTGTCTCTCGTTTCGATCAGTGAAGTAATCCTTCTTTAGGAACGGAAGAACTTTCCTGGCGAAATTTTCATTATAGACTAGGTTCTTCAGTATTGTCTGTTCCGTTCTCATCGATTATTTCCGTTTCGAATTTTTCACAAAGCATTTGGTATAAAAGGTCGCCAATGTAATTCTTGAATTCGGCGTCACTGTCAAGAGGGTTTTTCTTCTTCGCTGAAAAGAGACCCTTCTTCTTGTCGGAGTCTATCACATTATAGTTGAAAAGTAAATGGAGTTGGTCGTTTCTTTCTTCAAACTTGATACCGCCATAACGAAATACCGTTCCTGCATAAGGACCGGTGAGTAGCTTGTATTTGTCTCCTACTTCACCGTCGGAAGGAGGAACCAACTGGTAGTCTTGACCGTAAAGGAAAACCAGCATTACTTTGTTTCCTCATCAAATGCTACGGATGCGGAGATAAGGTCGTTACTGGAAACCGAATACTTCTTTTCCACGAATTCCTGGAACGACTTGAATGCCAGGATGGGTTCCCAGAATTCCTTGGTGTTTGTATCTGCTTCCCGGTGCTTCTTGGGTTCGATCACACCACCCTCGTCTACACGCTGGAACCAACCATTGCTTGGCTTGATAACGTGACCAGATTCCAGAGCAATGTCCAACAGACCAGACCATACGGAGATACCACCTTCATAAGTGACCTCAACGAACAGCTTGGACTTCTCCTTGACATATCGGGACTTCTCTACGTTGATGACGAAGTTATACCCAACGATATCGGTTCCTTCCTTTTCTTGCTGGCGACCGATGATGAAGATGTTATCGGCGGAGTAATACGAACCTGTGCCACCGCCAACGATATCCTTCGGATACAGACCGATTTCCTTGTATGTGTGATTCACCACGACCATAGGAATATCCTTGAGGTTCAGGTGAGGTGTAATCATACGGAAGAGGGACTTGATTTGCTTGGCACGGGACATATCAGCTACCGACTTTTGCTCCAGTGCGTCCTCTACTTCCTTCTTCGAAGCAAGATTTCCAATCGAATCGAGGACGATGATAAGGTGTTCGTTTCGTTCCACTTCCTTCAACTGTGCCATGATATCGAACTTCAACTGCTCAACGTCGGTGATGGGAACGTGGAGAACTCGTTCCTTGTCGATGTTGAATGAGTCGAAATAGGACAAGGGTGAACCGAACTCTGAATCATAGAACAACAGAGCAGCATCAGGATACTTGTCCATATAGGACTTTGCCATCAACAGAGCGAAGGCGGTCTTGAAGTGCTTCGAAGGACCCGCCCACATGGTCAGACCTGGTGTCAGACCACCATCGAGTTTTCCCGACAGTGCTACGTTCACGATAGGAACGGGTGTCTGGATCATGTCCTTCTTCGTGAAAAACTTTGATTTCGAAAGAACTTCCGTATCGTCCACGGTGGAATTCTTTTTCAGTTTGTCTAGCATCCCCATTACAATCTCCTATACAAAAAATTCGTCTAGTGTGCTTTGTTTTTCGGTCGACCAGCCCATACAATCGAGAATGACCTTGATCGGCTCAATGAAGGTTTTCGAATACTGTGTATCATAATCTATATATCGGTCCATGTCAAACTCCGGTGGCAGTCTACCAGGAAACGAGATAACGTCCTGCTTATGTGGATTAGGAACACGAAGGTAGGTAAACTTGATCTTCTCGCCTTCGTTGATGAGAGGATACTTCTTCTCTAGACCCAGTTCCTTGATGAGTTTGTTATAGGTGATGGCTCCGCGAACGTGGATCGGCGTTCCCTTCGCATATGTCATCTTGTCGTCCATGTATTTCCTGATACCTTTCACACCACGAGGAAACGAGATATCTTCCGGTGCGGCCTTACAGAACTCTTCCTTGAATACTCGGATGAATTCCTGAACGTCATCTTCGGTTCCACGGAGCATGATCTTGATTGCCTCTTCCATCTTACCGCGAACAAGGGATGGCGTAGAGGACTTAATCATTTCCAGTCCCATGACCTTCATGTGGGGTTCGTGATATTGGACGCCTTCGTTGTTATAGACGTTCAGGATATATCGTTTCTTGGCTGTCCATATGCCCTTGTCTGCGAGGGCTTCGCGCTTCATCTGCATCTTTTGTTCATATGCATGGACATACTCTGCCAATTCCTGATAACTCTTATCGATGAACGGCTGCATCTTATCTTCACAGAATCGATCCATGAACTCTATGACCTTCTTCGTATCGGACTTATCGGGGCACATACGGTTCACATACGGACCCAATTTCAGATAGATCGAATCCGTATCAGAGGCGATAACATAGTCCTCCTTGGTGCCCAGAGTCTTATTCATGAACTCGTTGATCTTGGCTTCGATCCAGCGAATGGATAGTTTGCCCGTTTGCGTAACGGCAAGGGCTTGGCGCAGGTCATAGAAACGGAAATACTGTGAACCCAAGGCGCCGTATGCGGAATTCAGGGACACCTTCTTCGCCAACTGAAGATTATTGTATCGTGCAACCTTCTTTTGGATTTCGGTTTTCTTGTCCTCATCTGTTTCGTTTTCAAGTTCCTGTTGGGCTTTCAACATCAACTTCTTGTATTTCTTTCGGTCAATATACATTTCCTCCAACATCTGTGGAAGGAAACCGCGAATATCCGTGCGGAAGAATTGTCCGTTAGGGGTAAGGGTGCAATTTTGGAGTTTTGAGGTATCAATGCTTTTATCCAGCAACTTCTCCACGGAAACACCATTCGAAATGATTTCACGCATTTCATCTGAATAGTTTTCGGGTTCGATGAGTGCTTCGGGTGAGATATTATACTGCATCATCAGGTGAGGATATAGGGAATTCAAGTCGAACGAGGCGACCCAATCGTGCTTGCCTACTTGAGGGTCCTTTACGTATGCACCTTCGAATGCCTCGTCCTTGTGTTGTACGATGCGAGGAGGAACGATGATGTTTTTTTCGAAGAGGTATGAATACGTCATCGAGTCCCACATACGAGTCTGGGCGAATACGTCCTCGTAATTCGATTTCGTATCATACGCGAGAGTGAGAGCCAATTCAATCAACTTCAACTTGTCCTCAAGTTTGAAGATGAGGTCAACGTCGCGTATGTTATACTCTATGAATAGCTGGAAGTTTTTCTTGTATAGGTCATGCAAGGAATCGTATTCATCATAGGACAACTTGCGTTCACCAAGTTCGATGTTGGTGATGTTGTCCAGACGATAGGACTCCTGTGACTTGCCGGCAGGAGCATACCATTGATACAGTTCCATATAATCCAGCGTAGACACACCAAGCATGGAATATACGGTCAGTTCCTTGTTATTGTAATTCGTCTTGTGTTCAGACACATAATGCCATGGCGATAGCTTGGCAACATCATCGTCACCAAGAATCTTCTTCATGCGGTTATGGAGATATGGAATATCAAAGAACTTGATGTTCCAACCTGTTATGATATCGGGACACTTGCGGACCCACAGGTCTAGGAATTTCTTACAGAGAGTCCATTCATCCTTACACTTGATGTAAGTCTCATCACCTTTCAGTGAATAATCTCCGCAACCAAAAACTACGGTTCGACCACCGAAGTATCGAATCGTGATTGCGGTGATGGGTTCATTTGCAAGATACGGATCGGGAAATCCGTTTTCGGAACCAACTTCAATATCGATTGCGGCGATGAGAATTTTGTCTTGTTCCCATTCCACCATGCCTTTGAAATTATCGGCTATGAAGGCATATTCGAATCGATTGTTGCCATAGAGTTTAGGCGCGTTGGATACTCCATCATACTTTTTGATGAAGTCTTTGGCGTGGCGAATGTCCTTGAATTCTTTTTGCTCAAGGTATTCACCATCGAGTGAGGTCGTATTCGTTACACGCTTGGCTTTGACGTAAAGGGAAGGAGCATAATCGAACTTCTCCTTGATTCTCTTTCCCTTATCATCAATTCCACGATACAGTATGTGATTGCCGAATACAAGTACGTTTGTATAGAATGACAATGTTTATCCTACGAGAATTTGCTTTGCCTTGGGCACAATGAGTCCCGCACCAAAGATTTTGTCGTAGTTATGGACGAAATCGTCGCCAGGCGTATAGCTATACACCACATGCTTCTTGGAAAACATCATTGTCTTTTGGGGATCTTCTTGCCCATGAATAGGGAAAGGTGCGAAGCCGATTTGCGGCTGACCCGTTTGTGGGTTGCGCATGACGGCGATGCCGAGGGGATTGGATAATACGAATTCGGTTTCGGATTCGGACTCAAGGTCCGCAATGATATCTTCACCGGTGATTAGCTTGAATGCTTGAACGTTCATAGTGACTCCATGATAATGGTGTTTGGAGCGGGATGAGAGAATCGAACTCTCAACTAATGCTTGGAAGGCACTGGTTTTACCATTAAACTAATCCCGCGAATTCTGGAGCGACCGGTTGGGTTGGCAGCCAACATCTTTCAGTGGACCTGAATGTTTTGAACCATTAAACTACGGCAGCATATCCTTATATAGCCTTTGGTGCCCCATGAAGGACTCGAACCTTCAACATCTACCTTTTGAGAGTAGCACGACTACCAATTGCGTCAATGGGGCGGTAATATTTGGTGCCCTCTGTGGGATTCGAACCCACACTGTAAGGTGTTTAAGACCTTTGCGACTACCTATTGCACCAAGAGGGCATTGTATCAAGTTTTGATTCTGCTGTCAACCATCTTACGAACATCGTTCCAAAGGATTGGGCGGTAATTCGTCTTTTCTACACATACGTTGATATACCAAGGAACCAGGTGTCGGTGTTCATCCCTCACATCATTGGTATGTGTGTGCCCATGGACATTTGCAATGAAACGAGCGCGGGAATCGAACGAAACTGGCATGTGAGACAGTAACACCTTATCCATGATGTGGTAGGCTCGAATGTCTCGGAAATACTTGACATACTCTTTCAGTTCCAGAGTATCGTGGTTTCCCTTGATGAGGACCTTATCTCCCATCAGTCTCGGCATGACCTTGTTCAGTTGCGGCTTGGTCATGCAAACATCACCTAGGAAATATACCTTATCTTCGGGGGTAACGGTTTCGTTATACCACCGAATAAGGTCTTCCGTCATTTCCTCAGGATCGGTCCACGGGCGAATCTTCTTACCGTCATCATCGGTGAAAACGGTCATACCCTTGTGATAGAAATGGGGATCAGAATATAGGAATACTCTACGCATGTTTGTCCTTGGTGCCCCCAACAAGAATCGAACTTGTGTTACTGCTTTACCAAAGCAATGTAATAACCACTATACTATAGGGGCGAAACTGGTGCCGACTGTTGGTTACGCTCCAACCTTTCGGGCTTTTCAGACCCGCACTTTCACTAGATTAGTTTAGTCGGCAATAATCATTGTTCGAATTTCATGATATATACACTGTTCAATCATGTTCGTGGTTCCTTTCCCTCCAGGGAAGGCGACCAGCAAATCAATTCCGGAGTCAATCATCTGTTTGTTGCGAATCGGTCCTGCTGCATGTTTATATTTATTCCAATCTGCGTGAAATGTTTCGCATGGAATATTACGAAGGGCTGCCCAGCGAAATGCCGCAGCATCCGCACCCCTGGCACCCCCTTGTATGATGGTGAAATCGCTTCGTATGTTGAGGAGTTTATCGAGAGTCACAAAGACTTTCTCCTCGTTCATGTAATCACGACCACCGCAGACACAGACTCGAATCATAGTTGGTACCCCGTACTGGACTCGAACCAGTATGCTCCCACTTGTAAGGAGGGCGCTTGAACCTCTCAGCTACCGGGGCAAATATTATTCAATAACGCCGATGATGCTATCTACGCTGATGAGATAACGATCACCTTCAATCTTGGTTGCCTTGTTCCAATCCAATAGAACCTTTTCACCAGCCTTTACATCGGTGACATTTCCGTGATGGAGAACCTTGGCGAAATCTGGACCTTGTGCAGACTTCAGGATAATTCCTGATTCTGTGACCTTCTCGGACGCGATTCGTTCAACAACCACATTCTTGTTCATTGGGCGTAGATGCATGATAACTCCTTAGTGTGTCAATTCAATTTCCGAAACTGGCGTCCAAACACCTTCCTTCTTTACTTCAATCTTGATGTTGCGCAATTCTCGTTCCACATAGGCTTCAATCTGAGCCTTATCGCCGGAACGTCGCATGATTTCCATCTTCAACCATGTTTGGAATTCATTCGTCGCAACCATCTTGTCGAAAGCCTCTTTCTTGTTATCGTGTTGGCTTCTTGATGCCTCAGAATAACCATGGGCTCCGCTTGGGCGGTGCATACAATGTACTGCTGAAGAGGTTTTGTTCTTCTTTTGTCCGCCAGAACCGGTGCCCTTGGTGTAGGACCAATCGCAGTCCTTGGCGGTGATGGAAAATAGAGGCTCTTTCATGATATATCCTTGGGGTGACCAGAGAGGATCGAACTCTCACTAGAAGGTTCACAGCCGACGGTGCAGACCACTACACTATGGTCACCATAGAAATTGGGGTGTCTCTCCCGATTCATTCTACGCTTACACCGAAAGGTAGATTCGACCGCCACGGGAGCCGCGACCAGTCATTATACAACCGCGCGTCAGACTGGTAATTGAGCGCGAGAGGAATCTGGAGCGGGATGAGGGAATCGAACCCTCAACTGAACCTTGGCAAGGTCCGGTTTTACCACTAAACTAATCCCGCGAAACTATTACTGTGCCGTGTTGGCAGAAGGAACTGCTGCTTCGGCAACGGCTACTACTGGTGCTGCTACAGCTTCAACAACCTTGGCTGCGGTGGCAACTTCGGCGGCTACAACTGGGTTCTTCTTGGCGAACTTGCTCCATACGAAATTGAACAACTTCATCCAAAGAGGAGCAAAAGCGGCTCCGAGAACAACACCTAGCCAAAAATCGAGTGATAGAAAAAACATTTATGTCTCCTTATGCTGCTTTTTGGTGGCTGATGATTTGGCTCAGGTGGTCTGCACCGAAAGATGCAGCCGGAGCCTTGGGCTTCACCATAGGAACGACATTGCATGTTCCCTTCACATAACCAATTGCTTGTTCAACTACACATGATGAACCGTGCATCTTGTTAGGGTTCAAGTCAAGGTGAATCTCAACATAACGGTCTTCCAGAACATCCTTCAACTTCTGGAACAACTCAACTACGCGATATGTTTCATTCATCAGGCGGAGTGCAGGCTTGTCCTTGCGTTGGTCGTAGTCGCGTTCGGTCGTGATTTCACCGAATACCTTACAACCCTTGTTTCCGTCCTTGTGAACCACTACAACCACGGCGTAGTCGGCATACCATACGCCGGCCAACTTGTATCTTTCGGAGTCCGCGCCAAGATAGATTCGCGTTTCTTCGCTCTGTTCAATGATGAAGGCGCGAACCGCATCGATATCCATCTTACGTGATTCAGTCATTTCAGACTCCTTTCATATTTATGGCACCCCGGTAAGGATTCGAACCCTAATCGCACGGATTTGGAGGCCGGCATGTTACCATTACACCACCGAGATATTATTGGTATTATCGTCTACTTCCTGAGGTTTGTCAACCTCTTTTTTCTCTTTATTACCGAAGATTCGTTCCCAGTTGGAATCGAATTCTTCTTTGGGAATACTGTAGGGTCTTGCTTTACTTCCTTTTCCCATAACAATCTCCTATTTGGCACCTCCAGAAGGAATCGAACCCTCACACGCAAGATTAGAAGTCTCGCTGCCGTTCCATCGGTGGAGGTAAATCTGGCACGTCCGGGGGGAATCAAACCCAAACCGTCTTAGCCTTCGCAGGGCTATGTCCTATTCATTGAACGACGGACGTATGTATTCTTTCATTTGGACCGTCCGGCAGGAGTCAAACCCGCGTTTTGTGGTTCGAAGCCACTGGTTCTATTCGTTGAACTACGGACGGATTCTGGTGGTGATAAGTGGAGTCAAACCACTCTGGCCCTCGTTATGAGCGAGGTGCATAAATCGCTCTGCCATATCACCTTATTTGGTTGCGGTCGCCGGAATCGAACCGGTCCTCCAGGTTATGAGCCTGAAATGCACCACCACACTCCCCCGCAAAACTTGGTCGGAGTACAAGGATTCGAACCTTGGACCCTCTGCTCCCAAAGCAGATGCGCTACCGGGCTGCGCTACACTCCGAATTCTGGTGCCCTCAAGAGGAATCGAACCTCTGTAGATGGGTTACAAATCCATCGTAATACCACTATACTATAAGGGCAAATCTTGGTGCCTCTTGACGGAATCAAATCGTCGTCTCCGCGTTACGAGGGCGATGTTCTATCACTGAACTAAAGAGGCAAATTGGTGTCCGAGGGCCGGAATGGACCGGCGAGTTACGTTCTCCGTCAAGAATCCGTCGATTCAGCCTCAGGCAAAACTGGAGCGGGCTGCGAGATTCGAACTCGCCTCTTTCGGCTTGGAAGGCCAAACGTACACCACTTGACAGCCAGCAAAACTTGGTGGGTCCAGTAGGAGTCGAACCTACGTCATGCAGATTAAGAGTCTGATATAATGGCCTCTATACGATGAACCCAAAACTTGGTGGACCGCCAGGGAGTCAAACCCTGATTCTCCCGGTGCAAGCGGGAAGTAATACTCGTTATACTAGCAGCCCAAATTCTTGACCGTACTCTCCGATCTGTCAGGCGCTCTTTCACCTCGTCAGGGAAGAGTCTACGCGAACATTCCCATTGCGATGCATTGGTCCTGGCATATATTCGCAATCACAGAGGACCAGGCTCCATGTGACGCTACGAAAAACTGGCGGTCCTAATGGGAATCGAACCCATCTTAACGCCGTGACAGGGCGCCGTACTTGCCGATATACTATAGGACCAAATTAGTTCAACACATTGATGGCGATGAAGATTGTCAACTGCGCCATCAGAAAACCATTCATGATATGCCAAAGAAAATGTGTGCCGCTACTCAACTTCACATCATTGTCGATGACTCGGAACACCAGCGAGATTGCTGCGATGATACACGCAATAATCAGGTGCGGGTGTCCCGTCTTATACCAACCTGCTGCACCGCTGAAAAGAAGGACTGCGATGACAGGCAAATAATCCGAAGAGCCGTTCAGTAGTCCTGAATACTTGCGGAGAAACAGCAAAGAAGCCAGAACAAATCCTATAATGATTCCTCCTGAATACAGGAAGTTCAAACCCATGAAATAGTGCGACCAACAAAACAGATAGAACAGAACCCAGGCGACGATTGCAGAAACATCGCAAAGTTTCGTGAGGGGCTTGGGATATGCATGATACAACGTTGATCCGATGCCGACAAGGATGCAACCTGCTGCTAGTAGTCCTGAAACCCATCCGTTACAAAATGGTAGTGCTGTCAACCCTGCCGCGAAAAATGATATGTTACTCAAGACATTCGTAGGCTCTGCGAATAGTGCCGTATTCTCGCCTCGTTCTTTGTAGAGGTCGAGTCCTGTCTTTTGAGTTTTCATTGGCGCGCGTCCTACAGTGTCATTTCAATCGAAAAACCACATGATATTTATGTAAGACATATGTTTGGCTCCGAGGGAGAGGCTCGAACTCCCGACAAACGCATTAACAGTGCGCTACTCTACCTGCTGAGTTACCCCGGAATATACTACTTGAAAATCTGTGAATTCACATCCTTCTTTTTGAACCACCTAATCTTCTTCCACGCTCGTTCATGGAAATAGAAGATCACTGTATTGATGACGATTTCTAGGAGGGCGATACTGGATGCCACGATCCAGTGTCCTGTCAGGATCCACGAAATGAAGAAGGTCGATATCGTTGCGAGAATTCTGTAGGTGATTGCTTTGACAATGCCTCGCACACTCAATATATCTTCCACTCCCATCATGGTCTCCTTGTTTATGGTAGGGACATAGGGGTTCGAACCCTAGACTGACGGATTAAAAGTCCGCTGCGTTACCACTACGCCATATCCCCTCTCGAACTCGTATCTTACGCCTTCCTTACTCCTTGTCAACCACTTTCTTCGGTAAAGAACCAGAGAAGTGGTAAGTTACCATGTTTGGTGCCCCCAGTAGGATTCGAACCTACACAACTTTTCGTTCTAAGCGAAACGACTTTGCCAATTTGTCCATGGGGGCAAAATTTCATTCTACCTGCGTCTTTCAGCGCCCGTTGAAATGCACTGAAAGACTGAAAAACTGGTCAGGGACCCGAGAATCGAACTCGGACTACGGGCTTCCAAAACCCGGCGACTACCACTATCATAGACCCTGAAATACTGGTACTCCGTGACGGAATCGAACCGACCTCATTGGCTTGAAGGGCCAAGGATCTCACCAGAAATCCAACGGAGTATAATGTTCTTTAGGCTATAGTTTACGAGAAGATGGAAGGAATCGAACCTTCGCTTCCGGCTACGATGCCGGCGTACTCCCATTATACTACATCCTATCAGGGGTCACGGCAAGGGTCTCGGGAATCTTGCTGGATTCCATATCTTGCATATCCTGACTAAACTTCGCCTGCTGAAAAGCAGCAACTTTACAGCCTAAAGAACACTACTAAAAACTTGGAGTTGGCGGTCGGATTCGAACCGACGGTTTGACAGTTTTGCAGACTGTTCCCTTGGGCCTCTCGGGCACACCAACATGTATTCTGGTACTCCCACTAGGATTCGAACCTAGAACGTGCCCTCATCTAGAGCCATGTGCCGGTTATAAGCCGGGTGTTTTGCCATTAAACTATGGGAGCAAAAACTTGGCTGCGTGTTGAGGACTCGAACCTCTTCCAAGGAACCCGGTGCACCGGCCCTGGACTTCCCATGCTTTTCAGCCACACACGCAAAAAACTTTACTGGTACTCGGTGCAAGAATCGAACTTGCGATGATCGATTATCGGTCGATTGTTATACCATTTAACTAACCGAGCGAAACTGGTGGAGTGTGCTGGAATCGAACCAACTATGCTGTGCATCCTGTCGCTTTACAGGCGGAGGCCCTCCATAAGGCGTACACTCCAAAACTTGGCAGAGGACCTGGGAGTCGAACCCAGCGGCCTACTTTCGTAAACCTATGACTTAGCAGGTCATTGCATTTGCCGCACTGCCCGTCCTCTAAATTCGTCCTGCTTACCGTATACAGGCACCCCATATCGTTGGGTGGGCTATGACTTCTAATCTCCTCGGAGATTTTCAGTCTTGTCTTACGCTTTGAGATATGTACTCAGTGCGATACTGAGGCACCACCCAAAGTTTGTGGACTGGAGGAAGGAGGAGGAGTCGAACCCCACCCGCTTTCGCAGGACCCAGTTTTCAAGGCTGGTCGCGGCACCAACGCCACTGCATCACCTTCCAAATCTTTTGGCAGGGGTGGAAGGAATCGAACCTTCGTTTCCTGGTTCAGAGCCAGGCAGATTGCCATTATCCGACACCCCAACATGTCGCCATATAGATGGTCACTAACGGAGCGTATACACGTCCCTCCCAGTCGGCCCACGCGACCGGGTAGTAACCATTTATATGGCAGCCCCACTCCGAGTCGAACGGAGAACCGCGGATTCAAAGTCCGTCATGATACCATTTCACCATGAGGCAGCAAAAACTCCAAATTGTGTAATGAGCATACTGCAAATTTCGCCGCATGGCAACGAAATCTTTACTACTCGGGACGCGATTCTCTGTCGTTTGAGATTGGGCGGGCTTACCGGACACTGCCGGCCTCCGCGAATCTCCCGATACAACCCTACAAAAACAAAACCCCCGATTTCTTTCGATTTCGGGGGTTTGGTGTCTTGTGTTGGTGTGGTACTATCTGTTAGACACTAACCCCCGTGGTGAGCCAATTCATATCGCCTGATTGGCGATACTCCGATGGCAGACTAATTGTGGCGGGTTTATGTATCGAAAACATTTTGAGTACCTGTATATCCTTGTGCGTTGAAATTACGTTCATCCACTATATATGCGTTTTGACACCTTGGCAACCACTTTTTTCATGATTACCGTGAAATTTTGTGGTGGGTTGATACTGCTCTATCAGGCCAACCCACCGAAACCCGTAACACTATACCAAAACTACTCTATATCTTTTGGAGGCTGTCAGTTCATTTGCCTGCATGGCACATACGTCCAAGATCATAGGGCATGAACCGATACTCCTACACTAATCTAATTTATTCATCATAGTCAATTAGCTACATCGCATATCTATCTCCAAAGACCCCTCATTATATGAGCCAGTTGCTCTAAAGACCTGACCTGCCAGGGGCCGGTAACGGCATCATCCCTGATTCCTCCTGGAAGAGGCGGTCTATTCGGATTGCTGGTTTCCAGCCAGCGTGCGGTCGAAGGTGGCGCCACCCACGAAATGCATCCTTATTGACACCTATAATACAGGTCAGTTCTTTAGAGCAACCGACAACGCACATAATACAGGTCTGCCGGAGAAGGTCAAGACCTAAAGTGTAACAATTTGTAACTTTACCGAAAAGTGTATTTTTCTTTTATGGATCAATGACTTATTCGTTCAGGGAATTCAGGAATGCGACTACCAGTTCATCCTGGAGGCGGTTGGCCTCAATTTCCCACGGACAATCTTCATATCTGACACGTTCAATATTGACCTTGCGGCTCTTCCAGCGAGTCAGGTCGTCGTCCAGTTCGTCATACGCGAATTGCTTCATGTGGACAGTTTCGTGTGCAATAACGCCCAGGTAATGAAGGTCGTTGACGCGGGCATATGGATACACACGGATGAAAAACTTGCGTGGCTTCTTACGGGTGTTGCAGGAGACGATGCCGCAATCTCCATCATACAATCCTTCTTCTCGGACATCCTTCGTGTAATCTAGGGTGACGGAGCAGTTGTTTCTGATTCTGGTGTTGGTTATTAGTTCTTTGGTGAAATACTTCAATGCATTACGAGATAGATTCTCAAGCCGTTTATCCTTACAATTGGCTACCTTTATTTCCATAGGGTCCTCCCCCTTGGTTCGTTTGCTACCCCTCTTTTATTTAGGATGGACGATATTCGTGTATAATTCGTTGATTTACAACGAAATTTCCAGTTCCACGAGTTCTACACCGCATTCCGCAGCGTATCTACGTGTTCTTTCAAATGCTGGACCCCATCTTGTCAACTGTTCGGCGGTAGGTGCTGGTGCTACAAATCGGGTGATGCCGGCTTGAATCATATGAACCATGCAACGGTCACATGATATGAAAGGCCATGTATACAACGTGCATCCCTCGACACTCTTCCCTGCAAATAACAGCGCATTCATTTCACAATGAACGATGCGTGAATACTTTTCTTCTCGGTTGGCATAGTATTCTGGATTGTCGGGCATCTTGGATGGGAATCCATTGAAGCCCATTGAAACTACACGCTTGTCTGGCCCAACGATAACAGCACCAGTCTGTGTGCTTGGATCTTTGGACCTTGAAGCCATCTGCTTCGCCAACACCAGGTAATGCTCATCCCAGGACATTCTCATGATTACAGTGTCAACAGGTTTTGACCTAGCAGAATGGCTTGGTCAAGCAAAGCACCAAGTTGATTCTTCAACGCAAGGTCGGAAGCAAGTGAATTGATATCGAATGTATTCTTCAGGTCACGCATGAGGTCACGATATTCATCCTCAGTGAGTTGACCTGCCTTGAATTGGGCAAGGAATTCATTCGACTGCTTTACGGTATCAGCGATGACAGGATCATTGTTTCCGTCCAGCGTGTTGATTTCTTGGAGTACGTTCATGTTATCCCTTTGTCGCAACGGCTTTTTGGAGAATGATTAGTTGTTGTTCCATGACCTTCAGTTTGCCCTCACAATACATTTCACTCGGATTCGTTTCAGCACGGGAAAGAAGTGCCTCGGACTCCTGCTTCATGGTCGTGGAAATCTTGTATACGTCCGAATTGTGCGAAGTGAATTCGGAGTATTCTTGGAGCCATTCGAACTTGAACATGAGAAGTTTGGCGAAGCCGGCTTGTTCTTCGGCTGCGCACATTTCCTTGTGTTGAACGGCTTGGCGCAAGGTCACAATCGCTGCATATTCCTGATTGTCGAACTTGGGTGGGTTCCAGATATCACCCAGAGTGGAACATCCTCCAAGTGTAAACAATAAAGCAAACGCAAGTTTTTTCATAATGTCTCCATGGTACGTCCGGAAGGAATCGAACCTTCGCGGCCAAGTTTAGGAAACTCGGCGCCGGGCCATCGGCGGACGTGTATCTGTTGTTACTTTATATATTCGAGAATGTCTTTGCGCATGAGGCGCGGAATTTCACGGATGCCAGGCTTCTTGATGACAGGCACGAAAAATACTCCGTCAATCTCACGGGCATCCCAAGTCGAAAGTGTATAGAACACGTCATCATGATTGATGCGGTTGCGCACCTTCAGCATGACAGGCTTCTCTTTTTGGGGGTATCTCTTCAAATTATTCATAGTATTGATTATGACACAACTTATACTTAGTGTCAATCTTTCTTCAGTTTCTTACCAATGGTATACTTGCTCTCTAACATCCAATCCTCTTTTTCCTTGTAACCCAGGATCTTGATCTGAGACAAACTTACCTGAAGTTGTTCAATCTTTTCGGGATGGACCAGTTTCAGCAAGCCCCAGTCCTCAAGGAGTATAGCGATGGTGTTTCGGCGGGCAAGGTCATTTTCGGTAATATTGGTTGGCTTACCATCAAGGGCGAACAATTGTTTGAAGTGGACGATGAAATAGCGACCTTGCTTGTGGAGGATATGGCAGGATTGGTATAGGACTTTCTCTTTCTTGGATGCTACACCTACGCGGGTGAGAGTTTCCTTGATCTTCAGGAAGTCATCCTTGGTAACCAATGTTACCTCAACATCAAGTTCAAATCGGTTATCCATCATCATTCCTTATTATTATATTTTGAATACACCCTCTTTTTGAGGTTCACAGACCAGGGCAACATTTGTAGGTTATCTTTGGAAGCGCACTTTTCAGCAGAAATTCCTCCATAAAAACATTCAAAAACTCCCATTATGTGATCCAACTGATATCCACCATCAACACCGCATAAAGTTCGTGGGTGATTTTTTGGATTGATTTCCACATGGTATTTAGAATATTCCGATTCTGTCAGATACCTGACTCTCCTTTTGTATTTTTGGTATTCAGTTTTATTATATACTCTTTTTATTCCATACTTCTTGAGCCATTTATTGAGTGATGATTTTCCTCTTATACCAAGAATTTTGATGATATCCTCGTTTGTATAATGCTTCTCAACAAGTTCTTGTAATACGTCCTTGTTCAGTGAATATTTCCTATTGTTACCTCCTCCCGGAGTTCTTAGTTCGAGTCCAAAATGTAATATCCATTTATGAATTCTTTTTTTGTTACACTGATAATATTTTGCCAATTCAATCTGCGACATTTTGGCATATAATGATTCGAACTCTGACTTATCTGGATATTGATTTTTCTTTATCATGTTACACATAATAGTTCCTTGATATATACTTCCTTATTTATAAGGAAAATCATTTCAAGGTCTCTTTTTCATTCCTCCAGTGTTAGTCGACCGAACAATCTCATCTATTTGTTCCTGGGAAAGAATCCTCATCGCTTCTTTGGCTTTTTGATCTGAGTAACCGAAATACATCTTTACGCTATCCAAATCTTTCAATGCCTTGGCTTTCTGCCATGGTTGAAACTTCCGTTTCATTGGACGGATTGTGTTGAGAAGATACTGGTATTGTAGTCTCTTATCGACCTGGGGGCACAGGTTCATCTGATTCGCGTACAATACGCAATCCACATGATAGGACAAGGCACGGTTGACAAGGAAAGGCTGATATTCCTTCTCGTCAACCTCGTCCCTCAATACGTCCTTCTTGGATTGCATGATGGACGGAATGACTTCTTTGAATAGGTCCGCCATTATACGAACTCACATTCCACCATAATCTCTGTGAGGCAGGCAACCAAGTTGATTTCTTGATCGGCAACGAAGGCTGCCTGATACTGATACCTGGCGAGGATCAGGACCATCTGAGGAATCGAATTGGGCTTCAGATGTTCGTTCATTGAATCATAGAGTTTTCTGTAGATTCGAACGGGATCATTATCAAGGTTGTTGGTGCACCACTTACGAGCCGAGGTGAAGTCCTTCTCCTTCAGACCTTGAATCAATTCCTTGATCTGAATATCAGAGACTTGTGCAAGGATTCCCTTGTCGATTGATCCTGAAACGGCGTATCGCTGAAGTTCGTTGAGGATGCGGCGATTGTCAGGGAAGTGCTTGGTGATAACTGCTGCCACTACTTCCTTGTCATATGTAACCGCTTCTTTGTTGAGGATCCATTCGACACGCTTGAAGAATGCGGATGCCATCTTCGCCTTGGATCCGTTGATCTTGAAATCGATCACGGTGCAACGCGAATGGATAGGATCGATGATTCGATTCTTGAAGTTGCAGGTGAAGATGAACGAGCAGTTGGATGCGAATTCCTCGATGGCTCCGCGAAGGGCTGGCTGAGTGGAGTTGGGATTCAGGTAGTCGGCTTCGTCAATGATGATGACCTTGCGACCACCAGCAAGACTGACGGATGATGCGTAACTCTTGATCTTGTTACGGAGAACGTCGATTCCAGATTCGTCAGATCCGTTGATTACAATGAAATCGCAGCCGACTTCATTGCATAGTGCCTTGGCGATGGTTGTCTTGCCCACGCCGGCGGAGCCAGAAAGAAGGAGGTTGGGAATCTCCTTCTTGTTGACATACTCCTGGAATGTTGTCTTGAGTGCATCAGGAAGAATACAATCGGATACACGGGTAGGACGATACTTCTCAACCCAGAGAAGTTGTTCATTGTCACTCATAATACCTCCATGATAAATTGTCTGTAAACCCAGACGCTATGTGCTTAATGTATGGGTTTACAGACGCAGAATGGTGTCCACCATAGCAGGCACCAGAATTACTGTCAAATCAATTCACACGAATTACCAGAACATGCCATGGTTTGTGAACCTGTGGTGTTGTCTTGGTATTCATTCACATTAAACTTACTCCAATCTACCTTAGGTGTTCTAGCCAACCACTTATCATATTCTTCCTTAGTGATAGGTTGATATGGTGCTTGTTGGTAGATACTGTC